TTGGTGTTGGTTGCTGTTGTTGTCGAATTCCATGTTGCCGTTAATGTGCTGGCATCTTTTGTTGCATACTTCTGATAATAGAATTGTCTTGCATATGCTTCTTTTAATTTTGCTTCAACTGATGTATCAATAGTTGATTGTATATCGCTTTTGTTATTGAATGTAAAAGTAAATTGTTGTGTGGATTCTTCTCTGTAAAGTATTCCATCTTCTGCAAAAGTACTGACATTTGAATACGCACCAGTAGGATCTAAAATCTCTTTGGCCCTTGATATCCCAGACGCAGATCTGTTAACAGATCTCACCTTTACAATTTCCTGTGACGCTGACAACGGAACCACTTGATAGTCTTCTGCTGTTATCATTCTGTTCTGTGAATAATACACTTGTGGTGCTTTTTCTCTTATCGAATCATTGCTTTCCGAAGCGGCCGCATTATAGACACTCGCTTTTAAACTTAGAGTGATTGAAAGTGTTTGCTGTCCGCCGTTTGCATCTGTGTAGGGAACAGATAATTGAACATTCTGTATGTCTGCCGACTGTATGCCGTACTTGGCGTTGTCACTTACTCTGTAGTAAGTTACGAAACTACCCAACGGTATGTTAGAAAAGTTTCCATCGCCGAACACAAGATCGACTGTGTCGTCTGCTTTTGATACCACATTGTAAGTATTTCTTTCAGACTTTGCCAGCGAGTTGTAAATTGCATTGTTACCAGAAAGAGAAGGAATTTTACTCCATTCCTCTAATTGTTGTCCGAATTGGTCAAGTTTGTACAACCAAACATCTGTGTCATTTATGTTCGACGCCTCTAAACTTTGTATGAAATTTGTTATAGCAGTATTGACTGAAAATGTTTGCTGTTGCATTGTTCCTTGTTTGAAAAGGAAGAAAAAACCTGTGTTGTTGGAACTGTCTCCGGACCCATCCGATCTATAAGAGTATGTAAGGCCAGTACCAGGTACAGGTGATGCCTCATATATCGAGTCTGAATCTTCAATAGTGCTTGGCACAATTTCGAATGTTCTGTTTGTTCCGCCTATTGATTTGCTGAATGTGAATACAGGAAGATCCACTTGGTTAGAACTTAATGTGTACACTTCGGTACTGATGCCGCCTATTGTTCCTGACTCTCTGGGTTTGCCAAACAGTTGTCCTGTCTGGTTTGCCGCATTTAATATGGCAGTGAATTGTTCTCTATAATTGGCGTTTGCAGAGTCGTTCCATATGATGTTTAAGTCTGCTAGATTTGTTCCCGCACTATCATTGACATCTTGCGTCGTTGATATTGCATCTATCTTTAAAAGTCCTGTGGCAGGTTTGTTTCTCTTGGCATTGTAGTTTATGAGCCTAGCCAATCTTAAAACACTGTTTCGTCTTTCTGCTGTTTCAAGAAAATTTTCCCTAGCATTTAAGTCAACCCTGTAAGAAAGAGACTGCGAAATGTAAGCAATTAAATCTATGAGTGCAACATATTCTGAACTCTCTACAAAATCATTGAAATCGTCTGGGTAATTCTCTCTGATGTAAGCCACCATCGTCCTTCTCAGGGTCTCGAAATCGTAACTCTTGAAATCAGCCTGCTGGAAAGCCTGGTAGATCTTTCTCCAATCTTCCGCTACAAGTAATCTGTTCTGTCTATCTGTTGTGGCCATTGTAATTACAACGGTATTTATGTGTTAGGAAATGTGCGTATATTAAGATAGACGCAATAGTGAGTTTTCGTCGAAGTTGAAACGCAGTTTCTCTGTTATATTCAGTGGCACATAGGTTATAGTAGCCTGTATGGCTATACCTTTGTCTGCTTCGGATACAAGTATTTCTTCGGTGGCAATACGTGGATCTGCGTTGAGATTTGCAGTGATATCTTCAATTATCGCGTCTTTTAGATCCTCTGTCAAAGGTTCAAATATGGCATCATATATTATAGTGCCAAACTCTGGATTCTCTACACGTTCTCCTTTACGCACACTTAACCTGTTGATCATGTCCTGTTTTGCAACTTCAAAATCATATAGTTTGAAATTCTTTTTGTCCGCACGTGAACTGAAACCTTTGAAAGTAACTGACTGGGTTGATGTACCCCCTGTCCCTGATCCTGAATCTCCGTATGCCATATAATGTATTTACTCCCTAAAATTTAAACTTACTTTTGAAAAAACTCAATGCCTGACTCTTTATCGACGCTAACTTTCCGTGTATGAAATTCATAGCCGCACCTTTCGGGTCTGATATTAATTTTTGTATCTCATTAGCCTGACTTACCAAACTGTTTAGATTTTTCACCGGCAGTTTAATACTGTCGTTCAATTTTACAACCTTGCCAAGTTTGTCCGCCACTGCTTTTATACTTGGCTGTTTCAACAATTCTTGTTTAATAACTTTTAATTCCGTAGATGAAAGTCCTGGACTGGTTTTTTTGATTTGTTCTATTGCATCGTTAATAAACTTTTTGATCCTTGCCGTACTGCTTTGTCTGTCATAAGGTTCATGTGTTACAAAGTCCGTCACTGTTGTCTTGTTGTCGATCTTGTTTGGTTTGCCACGTGTTAAAGGATTGTCATCGTCTATGTCTATCAAACCCTCTGTGACTCTAATTCCAATAGCATCTGCTTTAAGCCAACTTGGCCCCCAGACAGGACTTGCATTAATTGAATTCAAATGAACCTGCCTGCCTGCAAGATCTATCCGTCCTTTTGCACCATGAAGTTGCGGACCGTCTGTGAATGATGATATACCGTCCTTTGCGTAATGCCTGACTGAACCTTTCTGCGAACTGTTTAAAATACCTTTTTCGCCCATGGCAAAAAGATATCCCTCGGCATTCAATGCAACATTATTTTCCGCTGTGAAGTTGATACTGCCTTTGGCGTGAAAGTTGATGTTTGTTTCTGAGTGTAAGTTAAAATCCCTACCGGATCGTAGGTTTATGCCACCATCGGAATACACACTGATAGTACCGTCCTTGTCCATTTCAATGAAAGCCTTACCTGAACCGTTGGCTAGATAAACCACCCCTTCGGTGTCGTGCATCAACAACTGGTGTCTTGATGCTGTCTTTAGCCTTGTAAGTTGATTTGTGCCATCCTCGGCACCGTCATCTAGTACAAAACTGTGTCCAGGGTTCCTGTCCGGTTTAACGGCTATGCCTTCTGGCCCGATATTTAATTCACGCGAGTCAGCACGTATTCGACCCGGAGTGTTTATTCCAAAAACCTGGCTAGGACTTTCTCTTTTCGCTGAACTAGTTGTAGTTCCCCTTACATTATCTTGTATTAATCCTTGGCTTTCCAACTGATCAGCCAATATCCTGTTAACAGGATATCTAAATTGATTGGCAGACTCGGCACTGACTGCACCCTCTACTAGCCTTCTGTTTTTCTCGCCAACCGGCAGTAAATCTGTTCCGTAATTTTGCTTTTCTCCTGTGGCCGCCTCGGTTCTGGCTCTCTCCCTGCCTGTTGATCTGTCTTTGGCTAGTTCCGTGAAAGTCGATGCGCCATATCCTGGCACCTGTTGGTTGGTCAAAGGTTGTTGCACACAACCTATCCAAAATGCGTTTTTGCTCGATACTTCACCCTTGGCGAACATCACAGGCGCTTGGGTGTCTATGTCAGGTGGAACAAACCACATACCATAACTGTGTTGCGTGAGTTTGTAGTCAGAAGGATCAGACTTGCTAGTGGCTTCTATGCTCTTGGCACCGTAGAACGGAGAAAGGTACTGACACCATATGCAGTCATCCGGTTTCGGATTATTGGTCTGTGACAGTTCTGGAATGTTAACTCCCAAACGTCCCATTCTTAAGGGATCGTCTGTGAACTTGACAGTGCCAACGTAAGGACCTGCATCCGTGCCAGCGAACTTCTGGTTGAAGTTCTTCATGTTATCTGTTGTATCTACGAATCCTACCATGTCCTATATTAACCCTTCGAATGTTTCTTTGGCTTGCGATATTGCATCATTCACTATTTTTCCTTTTATTGTCTCTACTGCTTTTC